ACGAAGACATTAGATATCTTTACTGAGATAGACAACCCTGGCCCAAATAGAGGAATTATACAGTTCTTAACCCCAGGATCTGCTAAATTTGCATCATACTATGTACAGGGTGCATCAAATAATAGCACATGGTTTGAACTAGATATAGAATTTATTGATAAAGGTGGATCTGGCACAGGCCTTACTGACGGTAATGAATATTGGGTAGGACTTAATGTAATTGGTGATGCAGGTCCATCAGGATCTAGTGGTTCTTCAGGAACTAGTGGAACATCAGGTTCTTCAGGATCTAGTGGCTCTTCAGGATCATCAGGATCTTCTGGATCTTCTGGATCATCAGGAATCTCAGGTTCAAGTGGTTCTTCAGGAACTAGTGGAACATCAGGTTCTTCAGGATCTAGTGGCTCTTCAGGATCATCAGGAATCTCAGGTTCAAGTGGTTCATCAGGAACTAGTGGAACATCAGGTTCTTCAGGATCATCAGGCTCTAGTGGTTCCTCAGGATCTAGTGGAACATCAGGAACATCAGGTGCAGGAACATCTGGTTCTTCTGGATCATCAGGAAGTTCTGGTGTATCTGGAGGTAGTGTAGCTAGATTTAATGGGTATGATGATGGTACTTTAAATACAACTAATTTCGCTACCCAAGGTTTAACATCAGATGTTTTTGTTTCGCATACACAATATGGTTTAGACCCTTCAACCAACTCCCTTTATTACGATCATACGAATAATACTTCTGTTATTGAGATTCTGCAAGATGGATATTATATAATTAGCTCTAATGTTAATTACGTTGTTGGAGCATCTAGGTCTGGGATGAGGTCAACAATGCAGCAAAATCTTTATATTAATAATGTTGTTGTAGATTCTTCTAAGTCTGATACTTACTCAAGAGGTAGCTTATATAATGATGAAATTAATACGATATCCACTGGTTATTTTTATTTATCAGCGAATGATCAAGTAAAAATGAGGGTAACATCAGCACGGATGGATAGTAGCGGTACTGGAACTGTAGCGGTCACTGATGCTGTTATTAATATTGCTCGGATATCAGGAGCAGCAGCTGCTTCTGGTTCTGACGGAGCACAGGGAGCAGCAGGAGCAGCAGGAGCACAGGGAGCACAAGGAGCATCAGCAGCATCAATACCGTGTGATGGATCGTGTACGGCTACTGAAGGTGGTCCCCCATCATTGTACATCGGGGCTGATTCTAGCGTTTATCTTGCAGAACCTCATGTGTGGTTCCGAATTGAATGTGAGGAAACAACATATAACATTCCTGGATACAATTGTACACCGTAAAAAGTGGAATAGATTAATGTTATGAAGGAAGTACCTATTGTAGACATGTCACTTTTACAAATGTGCAAGAATTTTGTTGGCGATAAAGAAATTTCGAGAATTGAAATTATCAATAAGGAGGGTATAGTTTTAAATGCATATGATTATTCCAAATCTACGGGTGATCATATTCCAAGTGTGATTTTTTCTATGTCCGATATTCTAGGTAATTCTAATTCGATGGTTAGTAACCACAATACAACTCAAAAGGTTAATGAATTCCCAGGATTACTTTAAATAATTGAAAACCTTTGGATTGTTTGGCGTATAAGAATAAATCATTATTGTAATTCTATATGAAGGTCCAAACAATCATTATAGACGATTTCTATAAAAATCCCGATGATGTAAGATCATTTGCTTTAGCCCAAGAATTTAGTGCTCGTGGGAATTACCCCGGGCAAAGAACGGTATCTTTTTTAGCAGATAACGTAAAGAATTCTATTCAGGATATAATTAGACCTTATGGCGGAGAGGTTACTTGGTGGGGTGATGATTCAACTGGGTCGTTTCAATACACGGTCGCTGCTGATAGATCATGGATTCATAGCGATGACACAACAGATTGGGCTGGGGTTCTTTATTTAACTCCTGATGCACCCCTTTCTGCAGGTACTGGTCTTTTTAGACACAAAGAAACTGGCCTTAATAGATGGAGAAATTCTGAGCATCCTGATGAGGTAGCTAAAGCATCCCCTGTTAATATAGATTCACAAGATATGACCAAATGGGAGATGGTTGATAAAATTGGTAATGTTTATAATAGACTTGTGATTTATCGGGGTGATTTATTTCATGTTTCTTTGGACTATTTCGGACAAGATAAAAATGACGGCAGGCTATTCCAGGTTTTCTTTTTCAATACTGAAAAATAAATGCTAATCGTTAAAAGACCGACTGCTATTGTTTTTGGTTGGGATAAGCCGAGTGGGAATTATGAATTCGTTACTACAGTTTATTCTTCGGTTGAAAATAACATGCAGTGGGTGAATTTGATTTCTATTGACATAATTGATGTAGACCATAAGGTACTATCAGATTTAAACATCAAACACACTCCTGATGTTTTCGTTTTTATTGGTAGTAAGTATGATCAAATGCATTCGCATTTTGATAGAATGGTTATCAAATACGATCAAATCCCAGATCCTGACACACTTGCTAATGATGTGGTGGTTAAGACAGTAGACGTTCGTACAAACCCACACATTCCTCTTTTCAGTATTTTTACCCCTGCTTTCAAAACGGGAGAGAGAATATTTAGAACTTATCAAGGAATAGTAGATCAGAGTGAAACAGATTGGGAGTGGGTTGTTGTAGACGATTCGCCTTCAGACCATAACGACTTATGGCATGATCTTCAAAAGATAGCTTCCAGGGATTTAAGGGTTAAACCATATAGAATAACACCAAATACCGGGGGGTTTGTAGGAATGGCTAAGAAGAGGGCCTGCTCTTTGTCTAGCGGTAAATGGTTGGTAGAACTTGACCATGATGACTATTTATTGGATAATTGCTTGGCTAAAATTAAATCTGCTAGTGATAAATTTCCTGATGCTGGATTCATTTACAGTGACTGTACAGAAATGTTTGAGAATGGGAAATTTATAAGATATGGTAGCAAAGATGAAAAATACGATGGTAATTTCTATGGTGTTGAAGGCAACAACTTTAACTTTGGGTATTCTGGACACTCTTGGGTTAATATAAAGGGTAAAAGATATCTAACACATCACTATCCCTCTATAAATCCGATTACTATTAGATTTAATATTTCAATGCCAAATCATGTTAGGGCTTGGAGGTCTGATATTTATAAAAAAATCGGAGGGCATGCTGAAAGCCTACCAATAGCGGATGATCTAGAATTAATCATTAAAACTTTTCTCGAAACAAGGATAGTCCATATTAAGGATTTGCTATATGTTCAATATAGAAATGGCTACGGGACTGTTAACTATAACTCTTTCGAAATTAATAGGATTTCTAGGATTTTAAAAGAACAATATAACGAAGCAATACATAACAGGATAATCGAGTTAGGGTTCCATGATTGGGAGTGGGACGAAGAAAAGAGAACTAATAGGCACCAAGAGGCTATAATGAATACTGACCTTAGTGATATAAAGTTCTGGGAGGATGAACAGGTTTTGAATTATGTATATGATGAATAAGAGGGCTAAAATTTGCATGAATGCCATGGTAGCTAATGAATCCCGTGTTATTCTGAGAATGCTTGAATCTTGCTATCAATACATTGATTATTGGGTTATACAAGATAACGGCTCTACTGATGGTACCCAAGATCTTATTAGAAATTTCTTTTCTCAAAAGGGGATACCTGGATACCTGTATGAAACTGAATGGCAATATCCTGGATTTAATCGAGATCACACTTTGCAAGAATGTTTAAAAGCTGATCATGGTTGTGATTGGATTTTAAGGATGGATGCAGATGAACAACTGGCTGTTGATGATAATTTTGATTGGTCTTTGATTAACGACACATCCATTCAAAGTTTTAATATTACCGCTCAGGACCCGGGTGGAATATATTATAGAACTTGGCTTTGGAATGCAAAATTGCCATGGTATTTCAAGCACGACAAAAGGCATGAGACAATTTATCTTTCTGGTCACAAAAAAGGGGAGGGTAATTTTCAGGTAATTAACTTACCCCGTGGGTTTAGACATGTCATTACAAATGACGGTAAAACTTGGGAAGACCCTTTAAAGTTTTTAAATGATGCTCTTTTACTTGAAGCTGATCAGGTTTGTTCTGGGAAGATAAAAGAGGATGATTACCATCTTTTCTATATTGGTAAAAGTTATGCTGATATTTATCAGAATGGAAATCTCCCGTTTGGCAAAAATCATGGTGATGAATACGCTAGAAGGACTATATATTACCTTGAACATTATGTGAGAAGGAAATTCCCAGTTTATGATAATGACTCACCTCCTACAGTGTTTGATGAGATGTGTTACCTTTCTATAGTTCTTATCGGACAAGCACATAGATTTATAGGAAATCGAGATCTCGCATATAAAAGGCTTGAACAAGCTGACTGGTATTGTCCGGATAGAAACGAGCACTGGGTTATTTTGGCAGAGATGCTCTTTGAGGACCAAAAATTTCATAGGATGTATGAAATAACATCAATGCTCATGAGAGATGATAGGATATGCCCATTTCCTGAATTTCATTTTTTACTCTGGACCTCTTGTTACAAGGATACCTCTGATTATGTAGAATTTCTGTACAACGAATCGATGAAATTTGTGGAACTAATTGAAACCCGAGCAGATCAAAATAATTTAAAAACTATGGAAGACGCTTACTTTCCTGGTGAAATTTAGATAAAAACATATGGAAAACAATCAAACAAAAATAACATCTGAGGAGTTGGAAAAAATTAACTCCTTAAGAACCGAAATTTTAGAAAATGTTGAATCGATAGGTAGACTGAATATTAGAAAGCATTTTCTGGTAAAAGAACTCGAGCCAATAGAGGCAACTCTGATATCATTGCTTCAAAAGTCAGAAGAACTGGACACACAGGAGAAGGATGTAATAGATGAGATCATTCAGAAATATGGGGAAGGCCAGTTAAATTTTGAAACTGGTATTTACACTAAAGAATAATAAATGAAAGAGATTGAGGCTTTAAGAAAAACCAAATATGAATTGGTAAGAACAATCAATTCTATACAAAAAACATTAGATGAAAAAACCGGTGGAAAAAAGAGAATTCTTTTCGTTGCTCCACATCTTTCGACTGGAGGAATGCCTCAATACCTGTACAAAAAAATAGAGTCTTTTAACGAAGAAGCTGAAGTTTATTGCATACAATATAGCAATACTTCAGAGGAGTACGTGGTACAAAGAAATAGGATAAAGGATAAAATAGGTGCAAAATTCTATTGTTTGGGTAATGACAAAACCGAGATTCTTGATCTCATTGAGAAGATTTGTCCCGATGTTATACACTTTGATGATTTTGTCGAATTCTTTGTGGATTCCAAAATCATAGAAAAAATATACGAGACTGATAGGCCTTATTTTATAGTTGAAACCTGTCATAGTTCGAATATTTCACCGTTGGATAAAATCTATTGCCCAGATAAACTTATTATGGTAAATGAGTGGATGTGCGACAGATTTGAAGATCTTGGAATACCTGTTGATATCTTAGAATATCCAATTGAGGACTTCCAAAGGCCGGATAGAGAAACTGCATTGACCGAATTAGGACTTGACCCTGAAAAAAAGCATATAATAAATATTGGGTTATTTACTCCTGGAAAAAACCAGGGTGAATTAATTGAATACGCTAAAAATCTTGTAGACTACCCTATTCAATTCCATTTCATTGGAAATACTGCACCAAATTTCCAGGGTTACTGGCATCCTTTGTTAGCTGATCTTCCGGATAATTGTAAGCTTTGGGGTGAAAGAAATGATACTGATAATTTCTATAAAGCTGCAGATTTATTTGTATTTACCTCTAATTGGGAGTTAAACCCTATTATAATTAAAGAAACACTATCATGGAAACTTCCCATTCTTATGAGAAGGCTAGAGCCTTATAAGGATACTTATGATAATAATCCGCTGGTCACATATCTAAGTCCTAGTGGAGTGTTTAGTGATACTGATGACAATATCCAAAAAATTAAAGATATACTCGAATTAAAATGAGAGAAAGAGGGCTAAAGGTTTACGAGAATTTAACAAAATCAAAAACGGTAAGGTTTAGACATCCGTATACATTTGATTTTACCTTTGATTATGGACCTAAGGTTGACTGTATAGGACCTAGCAATACTCAGCCATGTACTGTAAAATTTAAGGATTTAAGAACAGGAACCTATGGATATACTGGTGAGACTTCATCGGGTCTGTTCACTAAACTTTTCAGAAAGTGGTTTACTCCTTGGAGACTTGAAGTATACGATGGTGAGGAATTAATTTACGAGAGAGATCTTGAAGATGTTATCTCAGAGGAAAAAGTATGTGTAAGTATAGAAAGCAGCTCACTTGGAGACACGCTAGCATGGATGCCTGTTATAGAAAAATTTAGGAGAAAGTATGACTGCGATCTCTATGTAACTACATTTTGGAATGAGCTTCTTGCTAACTATTATCCTTTCATAAGGTTTAGATCACCCGGGTCAAGAGAGATCAATACAAAAGTTATATTTGGTGTGGGGTGGTATGACGAGGATGACCGCGATAGACATAGGAGGGATCCGAGATCCATTTCATTACAACAGGTTGCTGGTGATATTTTGGGAATAGAAATTGACGGGGATATACTAAATGATACTGTCCCATCTACAATCCAAAACTCGACACCTACAATTGAAGGAAAATATGTTTGTTTGGCAATGGATTCTACTGCTAATGCTAAACACTGGCACTATGAGGGCGGCTGGCAGAAGATTACTGATTATTTAAATTCAATAGGTTATAAGGTTGTTGTTGTACAAAAGCAGGGAACAAATTTAAATGGAGTGATTGACAAAACTGGAGATATTGATATTTTGCAAAGAGCCATTGACATTTATCACTCCGCTTTCTTTATTGGAATAGGGTCTGGTCTAAGCTGGCTTGCTTGGTCACTACACAAGCCAGTTGTAATGATATCTGGTTTTTCGGATCCCAGATGTGAATTTTCTACTAAAAACTATAGAATCATAAACCGCGATGTCTGCCATGGTTGCTTTAGCGACCCATCTATTAAATTTGATAAAGGTGATTGGAATTGGTGTCCAAGGCTAAAGGACACAGAAAGGATGTTTGAGTGTACAAAAACAATTACCCCTGAGATTGTACAAAGTCATATCAACGATCTGATAAAAGATCACCTATCTTAACCTCTTTTATTTCTACAGATATATAAGGATACAGACCGAGCTTTGTCTGTTAATAATATCTTGTAGATAATGGCTTTTTACCCAGAAAATAGATTTCCAAAAAAAGGTATCCCCGTTTATAACGGCAACGGCGATCAGAGGGATCTTTCGGATCCTAGATTTAGATACCAAGACAATTTGGAGAATACTACCAAGGTTTTTCACCAGAGTACAGATAACTATTTTGGAACCACTGGAGCTGCTATGGCACGTGCTGAGCAACTTGGGTGTAATGGTTACCACACAGCTCTTGCTGATGATGGTGTTTACTATTACCTCCCGTGTTCTGACGCTACCTGGTATGCTGAAAGAATGCAGCAATTTGAAAGTGCATTAAATTTCACATACATAGGTAATTATAGGGTTCTCACTTGGGATAGTCCATTTAATTACGTACAAGCTTTTAATGGGTGGATTATAGAAACCGCCGGTGCAGTTTTAGGAGATCCAGTAAAACTTGGCGACCCAACCGCAGCTATTCCAAATGACATTGCAATTGATTTTAGATATTCTGTTGACGGGAAAAGTTGGTCCCTTTGGGCTAATGTTGGAACTGCATTAACGGGATTTTCTCAAGGGTATACTTCCAACAACGATTCTACAATCTTCTCAATTCCACTTGATCCTTCAAAACCATTTTACCCGGAATTTAGATTTACTTCCGTTGTAGTAAATACGGACGGAACACTGGCTTATGAGACAGATGAACCTATAGATCCTTCAATAGTAATCCTTGATTTCGATCTTGATCTTACCTATGCTACTGGACCTAGTGGACCTTCTGGTTCAATAGATAGCTTGGTTATTAATAGGCCTGTACCAAATTGCTCTAATGAGAAGTCAAACAGACCAGTTGTTTTTGATGATTGCAACTACACTTTTAATCCCTATGCAATAAACAAGGCTGTTAACCTGTATAAGGATTTAAGCTTGGTTGTAAACAAGGTATTTGGGTTTGAGACGAATTATTATTCAGTGCAACCACAAGCTAGAGGTAAAGACGTAGTATTGAAGGAGTATACTTTATTTGATGTTGTAGATGAACAATGTGTGAAGGTAATGGTTCCTTCGAATCAATTTCCAGATAACCGAACAAATTATGATCCCTTCGGAATCCAGTTTGACGAACCGTTCGAGATTCATATAGATAAGACCTATTTTGAAAGCATTTTTGGAAGAGGCTCACAACCAAGGAAGAGAGATATTATTTACTTCCCTTTAACCAATAGGATCTATGAAATAAATTCTACCTACTTGTTCAGGGATTTCATGTATTCTCCAGTTTACTACAAAATAGAGCTTAAAAAATATAGTCCTAAGTCTAATACGTATTTCAAAGACCCTGCTTACAAAGAGGAATTAGATGGAATTGCACTTACTACAGAAAAGCTATTTGGTGCAGAGGTTGAAGCTGAAGAGCAAAAAATAGCTAAGCCAGAGCAATACTCCGATAGTACGCAAAGAAGACAAGAGGACCCAACCAGGTCTTATATCTATAAGAATCTTCCTATAGTTGGGTATGATCTCAATAACAACTGGACAATAGTGTTTAACAACTACTACGATATGTCGGATGCTTTTGTTTCTGATTCAGAATTCGTATATCAGCCTAACAAGTATCGCGAAGCACTTAGGTATAAAAACAGACCTCTATTGGAGAGCGATGGTGAGGTATCCTACACCTGTTGGTTTAGTTTGAAGAACTATATTAATGAGGATAGCTTGGCTAAAAAACCATACTCTCCAGCACCAATCACAAAAGTCTCAGAGGATGCTAACCAAATTTTATACAGCTCTCACCCATATAAACACAATTTAACCCCATTTAGGCAATTTTCGGATAACCCGGAAGGGTATGTTGCAATTAGTACTGATGCTAACCATTCGGGAGGATTCAAGGTTCTAACTACCCCTGATGAGTTTAAATTTTCGGTTGCAAATCCAAATCTTCCTTATGCTAAGAATACTGCAAATTGGAAAATGCAAAAGGCACAAGCAAGGAATCTAATTGATGGAACCTATATCGATGGCTCTGGTTTGTTAAAAGGCATGAGGATAGACTTAGTGCATTCTGGTACCAACGATGCTGCAAATAATAATTATGTACAGCAAGGAAGCATTGAGATTATCTTAAACGATCTTACGTATGATTCCAGATTGCAATTTACTCCAGAGCAGGGAGAGTGGTATGGATTGGTTGTTAATATAAGTAACAAGTATAAGCAGATGGGAATTAACATCTGGAAAATGTCGTATGATCCAACAAATCCAGGTGCACAACAATCATCAGATTTAGTTAAAGTGCACGAAGATTATAGGACGTTAACCAAATCTTACATTTTTGATGCTCCCTCTGATATTGAGACAAACGTAAACAACCCATTCTATGGGACGGATAATAACGCTTACAAGATTTACACATCCCCGCTCCTTTTATCGAATGTAAGACTGTTTAAGAACATGATAGATATTGATAAACAATCAATTGTCCTTAACCAGAACACTGTAAGGGATGAACAACTAGCATATATTATAGATAACGCTAAACCACAATTGATCCTACCTAAATTCGCAAGAAATAGGTAATTAACAGAATTGATATGCCAAGAAGAAAACCGAAACCAGAAAGGGTAGTCGAAGAAAAGATAAAAGAAAGTCTTGATTCTATACTGCAAGATGAAAATCTTGATTTTGATGCAGTAACAGCAGATGAGCTTCCTAGGCTAAAAACCACGGAACTTATGAACTTTAGTGAGGCTACTCAAACTACGGGTACTGATGCTAAGGGGGTTCTTGATTCCATAGTTAAGTTTTATCTTGATGAGAACCTCATAGACCAAACCGATTACATCGAATACAAGAAGAAGATTGATTCGATGAACATCGCCTCTATGATGCTTCAACTTAAAACTGCACAGCACGCTATAACCAAGCTACTTGAAGAAATAGATCTTGGAAACGCCAATCCAAGAATGTTTGAGGTTCTTGCACAATTGCAATCTCAAATTATGCAAATGCCTAAAGACTACCAAACATATGTGCAAAAGATGGAGGATGGTTACAAATCAATAGCTACCCAATTGGAGGAAAAAAGCAATTCAGGATCATTTCAACTTGAACCTGGAGAAGACGGAAAGAATGTCTATAACCCATCCACTAACGAATCTGGGGGAATTAAGGTTAGAGGAACTAAGGGATTAATGGAGGGTTTAAGGGATATTATAGGGGCTGAAATTGAGGATGTAAGGGTTGAGGATGTTGACGATAACGCAGTAGTAAATGCTAAAAAGAAAGCAGAAATCGATGCAAGCAGAAACATCTCTTTGGATGAAGAAGATACTGGCTTGGAGGTAGAAGATGATTTATTTGATTAACAATGGCCGAAAAAGAAGAGAAAGATTCCAATTACTGGAGTACCAAAAGAATAGAGGAACTTCTATTTAGGGTTGAAGAGGAGGGGCTTGATTACAAGTCTGTTGATAACCCCTTTCATGATGGTGACCCAGAGCTTAAGATGTCAAATCTTTTGTATGAGTATACACAAGACGAGATTTTAGAAATGGAAAGATGCGCAAAAGATGTTGTTTATTTTTCTAAGTACTGTAGGGTCATGACTGATGACGGTCTTTTTTATGTAAAACTTCGTGACTACCAAGAATCAGTTCTCCGTGAGTATCAAGCTAATAGATTTAATATATTTTTAGCACCTAGACAGGTTGGAAAATCAATTACTTCAGCTATTGTCCTTGTTTGGTATCTTCTTTTCAATCACGATAAAAATGCAATGATCTTAGCAAACGTTGGTTCTACTGCAGAAGAACTGATGGATAAGATCAAAGCAATAGTAAGAGGTCTGCCGTGGTTCTTAAAACCTGGTATGGTAGTAAACAATGTGATGTCTATGAAGTTTGATAATGGGTGTAGAGCAATTGCAAAAACTACTACAAAAACATCCGCAATTGGTTTTACAATTCACTTTCTTTATATGGACGAATTTGCTCATATCCACCCAAATTTTATAGAATCGTTTTTTAGATCAACATATCCTACAGTATCTTCTTCTAAGGTTTCTAGAATTATTATTACATCAACCCCAAATGGAATGAATAAATTCTATGAAATTTATAAAGGTGCTGTTGATGGTGAAAATAGCTTTAATCCTATAAGGGTTGATTGGTGGCAAGTTCCCGGAAGGGACGAAGAATGGAAAAAACAAGAAATCGCTAACCTAGGTTCTCAAGAATTGTTTAATCAGGAATACGGCAACCAGTTTTTAAGTTCCTCTACATTGCTTCTAGGATCTAACGAGCTTAAAAAAATTAAAGCAAACGAGGTTGAATATGAATGGAGGGACATTGATGTTCTAGAGGATGTTGGACTTCCGTATGACAATTTTAGATGGCATCCAAAATTCAGTTTGAATACTGATACTCTTTTCAATAATAGATTTGTTATTTCGATTGACTTAGCTGGTGGCGGAAAGGGGGATTTTACAGTTCTTAATATTTTTAAGGTGGTACCTCTGCCAAAAAAAGTAATAGAGGCCATGGATGATTTCCAAGATGAGTCTGACTTTTTCGGGCTTCTACAGGTTGGCATTTATAGGGATAATGAAATTGAGGTTGAGGATTTTAAAAAAATCCTCGAAGCCTTGGTTGTTAAGTTCTTCAATCCAGAAAATGTAAGGGTACTTTTAGAGATTAACTTTAAAGGTGAATTGCTTATAGACAAGCTCATTTTAAATGACGACTTTCCTCTCGAAATCTTTGTACACACAAAGCACACAGAATCTGCTAGGACGAGAAAGCCTGGTATAAAGTACAACGAGAAAAACAAGATGAAATACTGTGAGATTCTTAGATCTCAGATGAGGATGAATAGGGTAATAATAAACGAATCTACTTGGACTGTACCTGAGTTATTCTCTTTCGGTCTTAACACTAGGGGAACTTATTCAAGTCAATCTGGACACGATGATGTAGCAATGACGATTGTAAATCTTTCTGGGATGTTTGAATCCTCCGATTTTTATGATCTTGTTGGTGAATTGTATGATGAGCTTGGTGAATCTACCTACCGGGATCTTATAGATCTAAAGATGGAAGAAAATAGTGAGGATGGAGAATCAACCAAAGAGGGAGGGTTCTATAGCTCTTTCAGTCAGTTGCTCTAAATAATTTGCTTTATCCGATATATACAATTACTAACCGAGTAGCATACAAAAATGCTGGTTTCGGTTTAGATATATAGTAGGCAAAAATATCTCTTGTACAATAATGGCAAAGAAAATCAAACTGGATTTATCCCAATTTAAAGCATCAGGAGTCTATACGCTTGAGTTTGACGCTTCAGAAAACGTCATTCTTACGTCTCAGACTATAAGATTGGTGGTGGGATTTTCGAATAAAGGACCTTTTAATGCTCCCGTGTATTTACCGGATGTAACTACAGCGGTAGCAATTTTTGGTGATATAGATAAGACTTTAGAGGCTAAAGGATCTTACTTCCACCGCTCAATATTTGCGTGTTTAAATACTGGGCCAGTATTTGCTCTGAATTTGTTGAATTTGAATAATGATATAGATAGCCCTACAGCTGATGTGGTTAACTATTTTGGTTATTCGATTGATACTGAGCAATCTAACGGGGTTCTTACCTCCAGGCTATATTCCTCCTTCTATAATAAGGAGAGATTTTGGTTTGCTGATACCGATTACTTCTTAGCTACACTTTCTGCTGTAGATACTGGTAGACTTTTTAACCTTGTTAACCTTGGTAAGGAAGCAATAAGTGTCATTGTTAGGAAATCAACTGATGCGGTTCAACCTTTACAAGGATATGATGTTTTTGCCTTAGATTGGTATGGAGCGGACAACGTTCCTAGCTTCATGCACCCATATGATTACATTTCGGATTACTTTATAGATGTTATCTCAGTATCTGGAGATTGGACTGATTACGAGACACTATCTTTAGACCCTAAATGGAGTTCATACTTTACAAGAAATGGATTTATAAAAAGCCAGATCAACAATTTCTTATCACAACCTGATGTGAATATTGTTACTTCAACCACAGGATGTTTAATCCCAGATTTTGTTGACCTGAATGGTAATAACCAATACATCCAAACGCTTATTAACAATAATACTCCTTCTACAGGTTTATTCTGTGCTGTTGATGAAGATGCGATGGATGATATCTGTACTAATCCTTATAAGATTGACCTTGTAGGACACCACTTAATCGATGAGCTTACAGCAGATAGAGATATTGTTGATGCAAGACTTAATTTCTTAAGCTATGATCAGAATCTTACTGCTGATTACCTATATACACAAAACGTTACAACAATAACAGATGCAGCTACCGGTGCTAGTGGATCATCACCAGATTCTATAAATGTTGGTACTCTACTAACTATCGGAGCTACCTCTACTTACGGTGTAGGAGCTACAGCTTTCGATGCTTATGATCCTTCTCTAAAATATGGAGGTTTACATTATGTGGTAACTAACAGTGGAGTTACTGGTGCGTCTCTCACTACAGCAGAGAAAAATGAATTGGTATCTTTTGCAACTCCAAGCGCTACCTCTTCGCCTTACATTGTAGGTAGAGTTACTGGACTATCTGGATTAACCGGTTCAGTTATAAACCAATTCTCCGAAAACGACCTAGTTAAACTAAGAGTTTCTGGAGTTATTCAGACTGGTGGAGAAGTGCTTCTAACATGGACACACCCACTTGATACTGCATCATATTCTGCTCAGGGAGTCTCTGTTACTCCATATAGCAATATGGTGGGGGCATCTGGAAAAATTTCTTCCGGCTATTATCAAATCGCATCTTCGGATTATTTAGATATTACAAGTGTAAATCCAGCAACTGGTGCAACAGCAGGTACACCTAATAACGTCTTAACTGGACAGCTTAGCACTGCATTCTACCAGGACCTTTTATATGGCGAGTTAGAGGATGGCGATCAGATTTGGTTAAACGATACCGGAAGTTCTGTAAACTATATTTCTTACCAAAGTACTGTTGATAGGGATCAGTTCGCGGTTTCGTATGCTAGAACCTTTAACAATGTTTCTAGGCAAAGTCCAGATCAGCTAACTGACTATCCTGCTTTCGGTACCGCATATGCATCTGATAATATAGGTGCTTCTGTTAGCAGCGATAAAACGGATATCATTTCTTCAGTAGGTTCTATTAACCAGTTTATCGACGTGATAACACAAATAGACCCAACTAACTTTACTATATCGTCTACACCATCATCTCCAATATCGGTTGGCGATCTTGTAGTATCCACCGACCAAGATATTTGTGAAACCGTTGGTAGTAATAGACAATATAGGTTAACGAGAGTTACCTCGGTTGCTCAAACCACTACGGCTAACGTTGTCCAAGTAACTACTGCTAGACCAGTATATTACTATGCAGGTAGTCCGATTCAAGTTCAGAAGTTTAAGTCAATACCTCAGTTCACTAGGTCTTTCGACTTCACATACCTGAATGGGTTTACAATGAGAGATTCTCACAGACCAAATGGTACGGATGCTAGAGTATCTGAACTATTAGATGTAATGTACAACACAAACATTGCAGCGACACTTGCTGCTAAGGACGTGATCTCGTTCAGATACATCGTAGATACCTTCAGTGGTCAGATTTTGCCTAACTCTAAATATCAGCTTAGTAAGTTGGCAATGATGAGACAGAAGGCTCTTGCTTTAATTAACGCTCCTTCGATGGAGCAGTTTAGGGAGTCAACAGACCCTAGGTTTACTGATGCACCAACACAAACTAACCCATATCCTTCACTGAAGGCACAATATATTTCGGAAGGTGGTAATTTATCTCTTAATCCTTCTTACACTTTCAGTTTACCTACTGAAGATCAAGGAGCCAAATACGCTGCTTTCTATACGCCATACTTAACGGTAAGGGAAAATAATAGAAATGTAAACGTTCCTCCTGCAGCTTATATCTCCAACAACTTTGTTAGAAAATTTGCTAATGGCGAACCTTACAGCATTATAGCAGGTCAGAAGAGAGGGGTAATCTCAGGACAAAACCTTGTCGGACTCGAATATGATTTCACTGACGAAGATAGAGGATGGTTGGAGCCAGTAGGTCTTAACCCTATAATTAAGAAGAGAGGCCTTGGTGTAGTTGTCTTTGGTAACCAAACAGCTTATCAAACTGTTAATTCGGCATTTAATTTAGTACACGTGAGGGACCTTCTCATCAGTGTTGAGAATGACGTTGAAGAGATCATGGCTAACTACCTATTTGATTTCAATGAAGATTCTATAAGACTAGAGATCAAAACCCTTGTAGATAACTACTTAGATGGAGTTAGAGCTGGTGGTGGTATTTATGCTTACCAAGTAATCATGGATTCTTCTAACAACCCTCCTTCTATTATCGATCAGAACATCGGTATTATTGATGTAATTATCGAACCTGCTAGAGGTATTCAGAAGTTCATAAACAGAATTACTGTTACAAGAACTGGTGGTATCGCTGCTGGAGGATTTATCCAATTCGCTTAATTTCAAAAAATTGAAAATTCGGATAAATATAAAAAAAGGACAAGACTAAATGGCTGGTTTACCACATTACCAAAATTCCATAAACTCGGTTAATAAATTTGAGCCGGTTTACCTTAACCAATTTGAGGTAAATGTTATACCACCTGCGGCTGTTTCTGGAGGTCCAGTGCTACTAGAACAAGTTGTTTCTGTAAGTGGTTTGGATGTGGATAAAAACCCTAGCTTTGTATCTCAGAAATATAAGTTTGCAAAGAGGAACTATGCTGGAGGTAAACCAGATACAACAACTCTGGATCTTGGTTTAAAGTTTACTGTCAACCTTGACGATGCTAATTCAATGTACGTCTTTAAGACGATGAGACAGTGGACCGATTTAATTTACAATCCATTGACAGGGGCACAAGGAATTAAAGCAGATTATACTGGGACAATCGTTGTGTCTGTCTTCAATAAAAATGGTGATGTATTTAGGAGAATTACTCTTAAGGATTGCTTCCCACTAAAAGCAATTGATCCTATGGAGCTAGAATACGTAAATGGTACTACGCTCTATGAGATTAATATGACTTGGGCAGTTGATTACTGGGACGATTTATTCCTATAAAATATAACAAAGCATAAATGGCAGGTTTACCACATTTTAACAACTCTAAGGCAGCAAGGAATAACTACGAGCCGGTTTTCTTAAACCAGTTTGAGGTTCTTATAACTCCACCTAACGGTATCAATCTTGCTAATACTACATTTAAGGGTGAGAATATACTTACTCAGCAAGTGAAGAGTATTTCTGCCTTACAAGTTGATATACAGCCAGCTGATGCTGTTACCCAATATTACAAGTTTGCTGAAAGAAGGTATGCTGGTGGTGAACCATCTACATCTGATGTACAGTTTAATATGTCTTTCGAAGTGAACCTTAATGAGGACAATTCTATGGTTCTTTATAAGGTTTTAAGACAATGGTCTGATTTAATTTATAATCCATTAACTGGAGCAATGGGTCTTAAAAGAGATTATGTTGGTTCTATGGTAGTTTCTGTTTTTAATAAACAAGGTGATGTCTTCAGGAGGATAACACTGAACAATTGTTTCTTGGTAGAGCCAATTACTCCAATGAACCTTTCTTACGATACCGGAGATGCTCTTTATACCATTGATACTACATGGAAGTCAGATTACTGGAACGACCTATTCCTTTAATACGGAACTTAACTCCAATTTTTTTCTATAATTTCTGGTTTTTTTATACCAACGGTATATAAAGAAAATGTCAAATATGTCCGATAATAACCTTTCTCCAGAAGAAATACTCAGGGAAAAAGAAATCGCTGGTGGTATTAAATATGATGAACCAGATGGCTTGAATCTGGATACAGAGCTACAAGAAAATATTTATCCAGAAAAGCAGCCCGAAAATACAGAAGACCCTCTTGGTAACATTCATGAAGGTAAAGTTGAAAGTCAACCTTATGTGCAAGAGGCCGAATCTAAACCATTAGACCTTGGGTGGAAAAACCTCCCGATGGGAATGTTACCCTCTCAGGGATTATTTTATCCGGAAGCAACAAGAATAGCTATCAGACCAGCGGAGGTCAGGGAAATACGACAATTCTCAACAATAGATGAGGATGACATGCTAGATATAGATAACAAGCTTAATTTCATTCTTGAGACATGCTGTAAAGTTAAGTTTGAGGAAAACGGAGGTCTTGTGTCTTACCGGGACCTAAAGCAAGAAGATAGGTTCTTTATCATCATGGCTATAAGGGACTTAACTTTTGTTAAGGGTGAAAACAGGATTATTGTAAACCCTGAAGGTGGATGCACTACAAAAGGATGCTCTGGGATGGAAGGTATTGAGCTTAGAACTGGTGTGTTGAGCAATTATGAGATGGATCAGGATTTGCTTAAATATTATTCCACTACCGAAAGAGGTTTTGTTTTCCCTATTAGAAGAATAGGGAAAACTATAAAAATGTCGCCACCGTCAATTGGTGTAACAAAAGCAATATCATCTTTTGTTGCTGATTGTGTTGCAAAGGGTGAAGAAGTCGACAAGAGTTTTATAAAAATAGCTCCCTTTTATTTTAGTGATTGGAGAGGCCTTGATTATTTTAAAATCAAAGAGACTATGGTTTCTTCTTTGGAAGAATGGACAAAGGAGGAGTTTTCTGCTTATTTTGAATTATCAGAAAAAATCAAGATAGGAACAAATCTAAGGGTAAGAGTAAAATGTGATTCTTGCGGTGCTGGGGAGGTCACCGCTCCAATTTACTTTCCCTCCGGGTTCAGATCTCTTTTCGTTATTTCAGATATCTTTAGAGAATTATTTTGATCTCAAGTTCCGTCTTTGGAGAGAACACTCAATAGATCCTAATTGGCTAGAGTCAGTTCCTTTTTATGAATATCAGATTTGGTTAGATAAATTAAACGACTCGGTTGAAGAGGAGAACAAGAGAAAACTCCAGGAGAGTGGCCAGACCGAGGTCTTTAGCTTTAACAATAAGTGATAATCGTTAATGTCTGATATATAATCAGAAAATAACCCAATCTGTTAATGGTAAACGGATCTGACAAATTGCTAAGAGAACTTACTACTCTTTCTTCAAATTTTGATTCACTTTATCAAGAGCTTAAGGAATCTACTAAGGCTAATATAGAATCCTCCGAGAGTATAAAGAATCTGACAAGTGATATTAAAAAAGGAGCTATGCCCAGCGGGCAAGATTTGGAAAAGGCTTTTAAGGGATTTACCGAGTCTTTTACTAAAACGATAACTTCTGAGAATGATAAGCTCATCAGCGATTTAAAGGATAGTATTTCCAAGTCTCTTATTGAATCCTCTTCTAATTTTATTTCAAATTTACCTAGTCAAATTGCACAAGTAAAAGCCGGAGAGCCAATAGATTTTAAAGGTATCCTGAGTAGTGGTGTAAAAAATGTTTTCTCTGATGTTATACCAAAAATTCCTGGACTGAAACAGGGTGGTACTGTTGAGGGTGATGGTATTGCGGTTGTTGGTGAGGGTGGACCAGAGCTTGTTAAGTTAGATAAAGGCAATAAAGTTAGGACTATGGAGCAGCAGATGATGGATATGATGCTTGAGGAAGAGAGAGAAAAAAATATAAAACTTGGAAGAATTGTACAACAAAACCCATTGCAAGCTGCACTTTCTAAGATTACAACCGACTCAAAGCTTATTAGCGAGTTTATAGAGTATTCTAAAAATGACCTAGACGAAAGTGACCAGCAGGAGCTTTTGGCTGATCCTGATTACCTAAAGGATGAATTTGATTATTTCCTCAGCGAAAGAGACCGAGAATATTTTACTCAAGAGGATCTTCAAAAGTTATCTTCGGCCTCGAATGCTCCTAAGGTAGAGACGATAAAGGATACAGAGGTTCTCAAGACTCCAAACCCAAGCGTTCCTAAAGTGGAGACAATAAAGGATACCGAAGTTCTCAAGACCTCAACACCAGTTGTACCTCAAAAATCTGAGGTGACGCCTAAACAAGATTTGGTTTCAGAACAATCTAAACTTAAGTCAGGTATATCCGGCGTAAATGATATAACAGCTTTGGTTAAATCAAAAATAGAAGATGCAGGGAAAAAAGGATCTGATGCTATAAGTCAAGTTGTAAGTACCTCGCAAGAGCTAAAGGAGAGAGTAACAAAACCATTTAATAAAGAAAGCGAAGGTAGTGGTGGTTCTAGTGCTAATAAATCTTCTAATGCTTTGGAAAAAATTAATCAAGCAACCGCAGCTCTGAAAGAATCCTCTTCTCCAACAAGCAGTACACCAGCAAAAAAGTCAAAAGAATCTTCTGCATCAAGTACTCCTGCATCTTCCGACACAATGACTTCTAAGGACGTAAAGGAGATGAAATCTTTGCTTGCTTCGATATACCAAGCACTTAGATCACCGCTAACAATTGTTAACGACGTTCCGTTTAGACCAACGTCAAACAATTTCTAGCAATTGTTTATAACTTCATTTTTTCCCAACGTGGGAAAACGTTATATTTGTTTCTCAACTACTTTTTAATCCTGAACCGAGAATGGAAGAAGCATTTATTGATCCCTCTGACTTTTTCACCAAAGAAGATCTAGCAAAAGGAGATTATTGGATAGCAAGTCCAAGCCTTAGCAGAGTTATTACCTCGGGTGATAATTTCAAAGAAATAGACGAAACCTTTTATTCCATTAAGGATAGGAAAATGGATAGGGTCTATCTAGAAATGGCAAAGGTGTGGGCTACTAATTCTTATTGCGAAAGGATGAAAGTTGGTAGTCTTATTGTGAAAGATAAATCTATTATATCTGACGGCTATAACGGTTCACCCACAGGTTTTCCAAACGTCTGCGAAGATTCATCTCACGTCACTTTACCTCATGTATTACATGCAGAGGCTAATGCGATTACTAAGTTGGCTAAGAGTACACAAAGCTCTGATGGTGCGACACTTTATGTTACAGTATCTCCTTGCTTTGAATGCTCTAAACTTATTATTCAGAGTGGGGTAAAAAGATTAGTGTTTAAGGAGTTATATAGAAAACTCGAATCGCTTAAGTTTTTATTCGACGCTGGAATTGAACTTGTTAGATTAAATAATAAATAGGAGGTAAAAAAGGAAATTACTGGGGGAATCAAAAATGGCAAAAGAAAAGAATATTCAAGTTTTAGCTGAAAGCTTCATTCAGACTAAAGGAGAGAGGGAATTCCGGCCTCTCTATGAAAGGGTAAAACCCGGAGTACTAAACCACTGTTATGGAATTCTTAAAGACTTTGAGTTGGCCGAGGATGCTTTCTTAAATGCAATGTCAAAAGTCTGGCAGAAGATAGATCAATATGACAGCGAGAGGGGTAACTTTTCTACCTGGTGTTATAATATAGCTAGGAACGAATCTCTTTTACTTCTTAAGAGCAGGAAGCGATATATTTCACAAACTTCTGAAGAGATGGAGTACACTTCGGCGAAAGCTGAGGAAAGAAACCCTTCTTATGATATAGAAGACGACCCTCTCTGGGAATTTCTTTGTGGAGGAAATGATATTGACGATGTTTATGAACAAGTCATCGACGAGATCAAAGACCTTCCCCTTATCTATCGGGATATTATGATTGATCGTGAGATTAATGGAATGAAATACAAAGATATAGCCGATAAGTATGGAATAAAGAAGAGGTCTATCGCTACAAGAATTAGAAGAGCCCGTACTAAAATCCGAAAGAAAATGGAGGATGCTATGGGAAAATCTGATTTTAAATAATGGGAAGAATACTAGCTATATTTAGGATATTAAAGATCATTAGGGAGTTAAGGGTATACTCCCAATACAGGTCCACTGTAAAGGATGAGAGCATGAACTCTCCCTTTTGGACACGGTTGAGGCTGAGACATGATTGGCTTGGTAGAATTTACACTGTTGTAAATTTACCGCCGGAGGTAACACAATCTAGGGATTTCCCTGTCGATGCAAGACCTGCCTACGTTTTTGAAGAGATTAAATCGGTAAACGACTACTTAACTAAGCTAAATTTGCAAGAGATTATTACTCCCGTACTTAAGCCTCTACCTGAAACAAACGGGGATTCCTATTTGGTTATTTATTACTTCTTTTTTAGGCATTTGTCTTGGCTTTGGATTTTAAGATTTTTATTAGAGGTAACTGCTATTACTTTTGTTTTTTTGAAATTGGAATTAATTATAACTTATTTGGGATTTGCTTAATTTAGAGAAGACAAAACAGGATTATCAAAAGAAGCTAGATATTTTTAAGGACTCTAGATTTATTTTTAACGAGTCTGTTCATACATATCATTTTGATGGGGTCAAATATGATTCTGTTACTACCTTTCTTAAAAAGTTTAAAGTCCCCTTTGATCGTGAGTATTGGGCTAATAGAAAAGCCGATGAAAGAGGTGTAGACGTTTCTGTTATAAAATCCGAATGGCAAGAAAAAGCGAATGTTGCAAATGCTCTTGGAACCAAGGTTCATAAGTGGATAGAAGATTACTGGACAGGATTGGATCCTGAAATGCCAGAAGACCCGGAAGTTAGGAGTAGGGTCGAAAAATTCTTAGTCCTTAGAGATGAAAGATTTACAGACCTTGTGCCACTGGAGTCTGAGTTAAAGGTATTTTCGAAAAAATGGAGATTAGCTGGTACTGTTGATCAGCCATTTTTAATGTGGGACAAGAAAGAGGAAAAACTCTTGTTCTTAATTGGTGACTGGAAGACTAATAAGGAATTCAAAGATGATAAACATCCTAAGGGAAGGTTTAAAAAACTTCTTCACCCATTTGCGGACCTTTATGAGAACTCACATAATGAGTATTCTATACAGATTAGCTTATATAGACTGATTATAGAGGAGGAAACAGGTCTTGAAACCCATGGTGGTTTTCTTTGTCATATAGGTCCCCAAGAAAAACCAAAACTCTATCCGGTGAAGGATTTAAGAGAAAGATTGAAGATATATTTACAACACAACAGGGAAGAAATTGACGTTTTTGACATCTCCGAGTGAAACAATACACATAAACAAACTAAAAAATTAAAAGAAATCAAATGGCAAAAAAGAAAACCGAAGGTAAGGTAGTCGAGCTTGATGCTACTCAAATTGCAGATGCTGTAGGAGAGGAAGCTCTTTCTAGATTAAATACAGAAAGAATAAAAGCAGCAGAAGAGAATCTTGAGAATGCAAAAAAGAAAGTCGCTACTAAAGTTTATGCAGTCCAATTCGAATCAATGGATCAGATTGATAGATTTGTTGGGTTCATGGAGCATGAAGCTGAATGGAAAGAAAAAGAGGCACTCGGGGTCATTGAGATCTGTAAAGTTATTAATCAGCTTAAGTCTGATGGTATAAAAAATAATATTCTTTATCTGCAGGCACTCCCTCTTGAAGCTAGTCATTACTTTATTTCAAAGAAAAGTGGAAGAGGGCTTACCGAAGCAAAAGACTTTATCTCATTGCTTAAACCTTTTGAGCAAGGCCTAGAATCTGCTAAAGCTGATGCTAGAGAAATCCAGGATTTGGAGCAGGAATTAGCTGCTGCCCAACAGGGATTGGATTTGGCTTAGGAACAAAACCATCTATATAAAATTCTAGGCTCTGGGTGTCCAGGGCCTATTTTTAGTGTAAAGATATTTGGTTTGGATATATAAAATAACTAAAATTATAAATAATCATGGTACAGAAATTAAAAGACAACTTCCAATTCATTGTATTGGGGTTTTTAGTATTGGTTTTTTTTAGACAGTGTGGAGTCAATAGAGATATCGATCGCATTGAAAAGGAGTTAAAAACTTCTAATATCGAACTTAATAATAAGTTGGATTCAATCAATACGCTTACAAAAGCTGAGATCAGACATGAAATGAATCAGGTGATGTTCCAATTCCTTATCTATGAAGATGACTTCGATAAAAAGAGAATTTCACTTTCTGAGATTAAAAATAAGATAGAAGAGAGTGAAGAGTAAATCAAAACTGGTAAGCGGGTTTATCATAACTACCTTTGTGTCTCTGTACCTTATGGTGTCTGTGATATCCACTATCCACGTTATCGACTTCTTTAAGCTTTCCAATCCTACTTGGTTAGCAATTTCGTTAGCTATTGCATTTGAGGTTGGTGCTGCAGCTTCCCTTGCTTCTTTGATTGCAATGGAGAAGATGAACAAATCCCTTGTATGGTTCCTATTCATACTTTTAACAGCAATGCAGGCTATGGGGAACACGTACTATGCATTTGTTAACCTTGGTGATTATAGTTCATGGTCTGAGCTATTTGGTTTGATTGAGGAGGAGAGAGTTTTCCAAAAGAGAGTGCTTTCAATTGTTTCTGGTGCTATTTTACCTATCGTAGCACTTGGCTTTATCAAGTCACTGGTTGACTATATTAAACCAGAGGAAGTTGAAATAGATGGTGGTGCATCGGATGAATCTTGGAATTCATCAGTTGACGCCGGGTTGGATGATGCTGATGATATAAGCGAACCTCTAATTTATGATTCTTCTTTAGATATGATTAAACCTGATGTTATGTCTTCACCTGTCTATGAAGAATCACCTCAAGATGATTTCTATGGAGCACAAGCTATCGAAAAAGAAATTGCGGAAGAACATGCGGAGGTTAAAAATTCAATTATGGAGGATAACGTTGAGGTAGTTAATGTAAATGCGAACAAAATAAACCCGCGTATTAGACCTAAAGTGGTAGAAATGCCGGAAAATCCCGACATAAACCCTACAAGACTTTAAGATGAGTGCAAATATAGGTGACAATTTAGAAATCTTCGGGGGTGGATCTAGCAAAGGTGGAACTGGATCAGGCACTCCTTTCGGCTATGGCGATAGTAACCCAGCATTAACGACAGGTCAGTCTGGTCCTTTTGATACTAGATATACGTTAATTGCTAACACTCCTGGGTCTATGAGAAGAGTAAATCTTACCTTCTCAAACTATAACGATCCACACGAGGTAAGGATATTTCAGACTTCGATGAATGTTACCTATCAAGCAGATATAGATGAAAAATTGGATCTTTCTGAATATTTTCACCCTTTGCAGTCATTTTCAGGATACCAGAGACAATCTTTTGTGATCTCCCCTGACACCTCTATTAATTTGGATCCTGGAGATTTTGACACTACTCTGGGTGAAGTAAGTCTTGTTATGGCAAGAGCTCATTATTATGCTGATGCTGAGGAAGACCAAAGAATTCTCTACTGGCATTATAACAGTGGATTAAGATACATCATGTCTGATATGATGATGCTTACAGGCCAAGTTAAACCTGATGCTTCCTGGAAGGGGTGGCAAACTCTGCCTGATATGGATGACCAGGTTGGATATACTGGGGCAGCTACTGGTGGATTTGTATTTTCAAATCCTACTGAATATCCGGTTAAACTTACAATATTAACAGCAAGCTAATGGCAACAAGACCTATTATATGTCCACCTCAGACTATTGATGGATTTCTTTTTAGAAAGGATAAGTTTGTTCTGGAGGAGGATTACAATATCACCAATTTTTTTGACTTTAGTGACTTACGGGACGAGGTAATTTCCTATTCAAGACTAAAAGTAACCCTTAAAAGGAATAAAAGTGTAAAGATAAGTCAAACTGACATTGGGGACTCTAACGGATTTGTTAAATGGATAGCAGTTAAGGTAAAGTACCCAGCTCCTAGAAATCCGATTCTTTATGGATCCCAGACACCTATTATACCGGGAGTCCCAACTCCAACAAACGGTACCCCTCAAGTCAAGAAATACATCTATTGGACATATAGAGGAAATACATATAATGTCGGGGAACTAATGATTCTAACTGGTGGAAAGTTAGGGTCAACAGATTCCGAAAAAACTGGATGGAACCTCAGTGAGGATTTCCTGCCGTATGAAGACGGAGGAATTACGTTCAGCAACCCTCACACTGACATTGACGTAAAGCTTGAAATTATTATAGCAAGATAAGTTTTTCCAAAAAATACGATTTGGAAGAATATATAATGGAAAAGTTTCAATATCACAGGTGTGATATATAGAAAGCAAAAAAACACAAGTAGAATGGACTTACTTAATCAATTAAAAACTCTTAGGGAAACAACCACTAATCCTGAGGTTAAATCGATTTGCGAATCTCACATTAATAAAATACAAAATGGGGAATCTGTAAATGAATCCGCAATCCTTGAATCTGTTGACCAGGTAGTAAAGGAAAGTGAAGGCGAAACCGCTGCAAATCCTATCGAAATGCTAAGACAGCAAGAAATAGAAAGATCTAAATCAGCAGCTCAAACACTAATGGAATCTTGGGGTGGTATTGGATCTAATACTTCTAAAAATTCAGGATCTTATGTAGACGGTAAGAAGGAAGAGGAACCTGAGATCTCAAACATCTCTGAAAGCTTAAAGGAGGTAGCGGAAAAAGATGCTTCTGCTAAAGCTTTCGTTGATTCTCAAGCTGTTAACAATTTAGGTATTTATGAGTCTATTCTATCTTTGAAAGGTACAGGCATCTATGAGCATCCAAATGTAAAGGTCCTTTGTGAGAAATTTACTCACCTTTTAAAGAATAACAATATCCCAGAATTTCTACTTGCTGAATCTTTTGTGCAAGAACTACAAAACTTTAACTGGGATAACAAGGTAAAATCTGCACTTGAAGGCTTGAACGAAAGGATTTCTTCTCTTAGACCCGAGATTGAGGTTTCTAAAGCTTTATATTCTATTGAGAAGAATGCTGGAGCTGATTTCTACTCCCCTGTAACCGAATCTCTGAACAAGTGGTTGGTATCAGAGAACAAGTCCGTTGCTCTACTTTCAAAAGAGATCTCTAGATGGTCTTTTAATCCTGTGGTAAGAAACCTTGTAAACAACCTTTCTTTGATGGAGTCTTCTGAGACTAAGCTTAGTATTCCTGTTAGCAACGGAAATTCTTCGGTTAGAAAGGTTTATTCTCCAGTCCATGTTAGTGGAGGTAAAACCGTATTTACTATTGGTAGTAACGTATTTGAAGGTAACTCAGAAGGAATTAAGAGACTTTCAAATGTTGAGTATGCTGCATTACCAGAATCATTTAGATCCTTACTAGAGTCATTCTACTCTCCAATGGTTAAGATAAACGAAAGTGGTTTAAGCTTCTATGTTGGAAACAGCAGCTTTAAGATTGTTGAAGAGTCTGATTCAGTATCAATCTATTCCAAAGAGAATAAGATTAACTTTAGTGACACTACACAGTTGGCAAAGCAGATAGCTTTGGAAATATCTGGAAGCTTGGGAGTTAATGAATCAAAAGCAGTTTCTGACATCATTAATCTTTACAACAACTTCTCAAATGTTGTTGAGCTTGATTTCGCTAAAAGATTAGAGTCCAAAGTTTTTGAAGGTGTATCAGTAAACTTGATCAAGTGGAATTCAAACCTTTACCTTAACAGGATCAACGAAGGAATGAACGAGAATTCTTTATTCCAAGTAAATGGTACACAAGCTACTTCAATGGTTAAGGATCTTATGAAATATGATATTTCTGAAGGATTAACCGAGTTCTTGGATGGTGAGAATAGAATTAAGTCAATCATGCTTAACGATAGAAAGCAAATTATTGACAATATTTCTATTGTGGAAAATGAGATTAACAAGATCTCACAAGCAATGGCTACAAACCCACTTTACGAAAACTCTAAAGAAATGGCAAGAGCCAAGCATATGCTTGAGCAAGAACTATCTTCGCTTAGAAAAAAATGGGCGGCAGTTAACGAGGAGATTGAAAAAATCGAATCATCTTCTGTAGAAGTAGATGATCTTAACGAGGATCAGAAATTCACGGTTGGTGATTACGTAAAGGTAAAAGAGTCTGGAAATACTGGAAAGATTATTTCTATGGATAGCACCTCAGGTTCTTACACGGTCTTAATGGATAACGGAAGAACTGGTGATTTCAGGATGGATGAAATCGTTGATATTGAAGAAGCTCTAAAATCTGCTGGTGAAGAAAATCAGGAAGCTGATGAAACTCAAGAGGAGGTTAAAGAGAACGAAACACCTATTGAAACTACTGAGGAAAATACGGAGGATGCTTTAGAAGAGTCCTCACAGGATATGGCGGTAGCTCCTGAGAACAAAACAGCATCTGAAAAAGATAAAACTCCAGCTGCTACCCTTAAAGCAAATACTTCTGAGGCACCTGCAGCTAAGGATCAAGATGAAGCCGGTAAAAGGGACATCGAGAAAGAAGATCATGCTAATCTAGAAGAAGCACCGGAAGGAAGTGAGAAGGAAACAGACTATAGCGTTAAGCTTAAGGATTCTTTGGTTGATAAGATTGGATATAACGTAAATGAAAATACAGAGGAAGCGGAGTCAGCTGATAATGAAATGGCTACAGCTCCTTCCGAAGGAAATTCAGAACTTTCCGAAAGAGACGTTGAAAACACAGATCAGCAATTAGCAGAAGCCCCAGGCGGAAGAACACACGCAGATTACGATGTAAAGGCAGCAAAGGCAGATGAGAAAAACCCAGATATGGTAAAGACCGATCCAGAAATGGCATCTGCCCCTGGCGATGGTACTGATAAGGAATTACATCACGAAGTTGGTGGAGAGATGGGATATAACATCGACGAAGCTGATGACATGGAAAAAACAGATCAACAATTAGCAGTTGCCCCTGGCGGTGAGCACAAAGCAGAATATGATGTTGAAGTAGCTAAGGCAGAAAAAGCAGCAGCCGATATCATGAAAACTAACCAGGAATTAGCAGAAGCACCAGCAGCTGGTACTGAAGCAGAAACTGATTTAGAAGTTAACCCAGAAATGGG